GATACAGGCGAAGTTTATTTCTCAATTAGCGCACAAGGCACTTCATCTACCGTTGGACAGACCGTGACAGATAGCGGAAGTGTTGCCATTAAGAAAGACGGCGTGACCGTAAGTTCTGGCACGATTACCTTGTATGCCCGTTCACAAGGCGTTATTGTCTGATGATTGGTGGTGATCGACCAATTGTAAAAACCGTGATGAAGGGCGATAACTTCAAACTTCAGCACATCTTTCATCAAGCACCAGTGTATGTCGATTGGCGTACTGAAAAGAATGACTGTGTGCTAAAGAATCATATACAGAATGGCAGGGTCGCAGAGATCAATGGTTACTGTTGCACAGATTTCAATTGCAAAATTACGCTGACAGGATATTATGCAAATGGCAGTCGAGATAGTGTAAACTTTGTAATACAACCAAGATTTACCGATGACCGTAATCGGGCGCAGTTATTACTGGCGCAGACAGGCATCAACACATACTACTTACTTTGCGAAGACGGACAACCACTGGCATATGAAAACCGTAATACTAACTGAAGACCAAGCCGTTCGACCGTTTGCCTACGAGATGATCGTGGGCGAGCAGTTGCCTGTTACTGTATTGATGAAATATGCACCAGACAGCGCAGTCTGGGCGATTGGCGATGGTTTGGAGTTGATCAGCGAGTCGGTCATTGGGCGTGAGGTATCGGCGTTGATCAAGGCAAAGCAACCAAGCCAGATCGGATACACCGTGGGCGATACTACGGAAGCCGTGTGTACCACTTACACTACGGCGCATTCCGATCCACACCATGCTGAGTCGTATCAGCGTAAGTTCATTGTGCGTATCCGTCTGGTCGCTGAAGCACCGTAAGGTGGTCTATGAAGACTGTAAACGAAAACTTTTTAGCCGAAAAAGCGGATTGCCCTGCAAGACCGAGACCACAGCTACTGCGTGACATTACTGGCTTATGCCGTCTGCACTCTGAGGAAGCCCTGAAGAATCTGGTCACGCTCATGCGTAAGAGCGAAGATGAGAACATCAGGCTGAAGGCGTGCGAGTCTATCCTTAATCGTGCCTACGGCAAGCCCAGTCAATCTGTGTTGGTGGACTCCGTACACAGGCTCTTGTGCGACCAGATCCAGTTGCTCGACATGGAAGACTTCTACAGCATCACCGAGAATGAGATCCGTGGCGCAAACGGCACACTGTTTAGCTTCACTGGCTTTCACCATAACTCTGTAGGTAAGCTGAAGTCATACGAAGGCTACGACATCCTTTGGGTCGAGGAAGGACAAAACTGCTCAGAGAAGTCGTGGCGCATCATGCTACCGACCATCCGTAAGCCAGACAGCGAGATCTGGATCAGTTTTAACCCTGATCTGGAAGAAGATCCTACCTACACTCGCTTCGTGGTGAACAAGCCTGACAACTGCATCAGCGTGGAAATGAACTATGTAGATAATCCCTTTTTCCCGAAGGTACTGGAAGATGAGAGACTCTACACACTTACACACAACCCTGCTGATTATGCAAATATTTGGGAAGGCAAGCCGAGGACACTCGCTGAAGGCGCGATCTTTGGCAAAGAGATGGACAAGGTCTATGAAGACAAGCGCATCGGAACTTACGACTACGATCCGACTCAGGCGGTCTTTACAGCGTTTGACATCGGTGTACGCGATTCTACGGCAGTTTGGTTCAGCATGGCATCACGCCTTCCGAGACTCCGAACATGAGCATTGAAGACCGTATACACGCAGGCAAGCTGTTCATCGGGCAGTGCGAGTTCGATGAGACCAAGTGCCGTGACGGGATCAGGGCGTTACGCAACTGGCGTTGGGATATCAACAGTCGCACCCAGATGCGCAGGCAGACTCCGTTACATAACTGGGCATCTCACGGCTGTGATAGCTTTACATACTTCGGCATATCGTCTAAGTTGATGCACACATTCGCACCAGTGTATGACTTTAGTAACATAGAGACCGACTTCGCATGAGCAATGATTCGCTACGGCTTGGATCTGACTGCCACAAGGCTACGCTCGATGGCGTGCCTGTTCTGGTCAGAATCTCTGGCGTTACATCGGAAGCCTACATTGTCTTCCCACAAGAGCGCGTTGACTCAGGGTCTGGCAATGTGACATATGTAAACCGTATACTTGGCGCAAAAGACGCACAGCGTCTTGGCTATCATCTGGAGTTGTGTAAATGATTAAAAAAGACGACAAGTTCATGAATGAGATGCGCACTCGTTTTGAGTTGAGCATCGAAGCTGACAGCGAGAATCGTGTACGCTCTCTGGATGATGTGCGGTTCGTATCTGTTCAGGGCGAGCAGTGGGATGAGTACCAGAAGCGCAAGCGCAAGACTCGACCATGCTATGAGTTTAATCGTCTGCGTCAGCACATCCGTCAGGTCACTGGCGATCAGCGTCAGAATCGACCACAGATCAAACTGCGTGCGGTCGAGCAGGGCGACAAAGAGACTGCCGATATCATGCAGGGTTTGATTCGCAACATCGAATCGATCAGCAATGCCGACAAAGCCTATGACACTGCCTTTGAATGGGCAGTAACTGGTGGCTACGGCGTGTGGCGACTGAAGACCGAATACAATACTAACGATAGCTTCGAGCAGGACATCAAGATCCAAGAGGTCACGAATCCTTTCAGCGTCTACTTCGATCCGAGCGCACAAGAGTTTGACAGGCGTGATGCGCAGTACGCATTCGTGATTACGCGCATCGGCAAGGATGAGTTCAAGCAGAAGTACCCTAACGATGAACTGATTGACTACACTGGCGCGAACTATGACATCCAACACTGGATCGATGATGCCAGTGTCACGCTGTGCGAATACTGGTACAAACAGTACGAAGACAAGAATCTGTTGCTGTTGAGCAATGGCAACACCGTGTACGAAGATGAGATCCCTGATCGCATGGTGCTTGAAGCTAACGGCATCACTGTGCTGAAAGAGCGCAAGGTGGAAGTGCCGAAGGTCAAGATGGCTCTGCTGACTGGCGAAGGCGTGATTGAGGAAGCAGACTGGGCAGGGCGTTACATTCCTATCGTGCCAGTCTACGGCGACATCGTGGACATCGATGGCGAGTTCCATTACTCAGGCATGGTTCGCTTCGGCAAAGACGCACAGCGCGTCTACAACTACCATCGCACGACTATGATCGAGACGATCGCCAATGCGCCTAAAGTGCCGTATCTGGTCACCCCTGAGCAGATCAAAGGCTTTGAAGGACTGTGGAAGTCTGCCAATGCTGAGAATATGCCGTTCCTGCCGTATAACCCAGATCCGCGAGCAGGCGGTATGCCACAGCGTTCTGGTGGCGTTGAGATCCCACAGGCACTGATCACTGCAAGCCAGTATGACGCTGAAGACATCAAGGCGGTCACTGGGCAGTTCGATGCTTCAATGGGCGCAAACGGTAATGAAACCAGTGGTCGTGCAATTCTGGCTCGACAGCGTGAAGGCGATACGGCTACCTACAGCTATGTCGATAACCTGTCGCGTGCCATCCGTTACACTGGCGAGATCCTTGTGGATCTGATTCCGAAGATCTATGACACCGAGCGCGTTGTGCGTATTCTGGGCATCGATGGTGGCGAGAAGTGGGTAGAAATTAATAAGATCCAGATTGATCAGATGTCAGGTCAGCAGATTGTCACCAATGACATCACCAGTGGCAAGTATGATGTCAGCGTCAGCGTTGGCGCATCGTATAACACACAGCGTCAGGAAGCGTCAGAAGCGTTGCTTGAGATGATGGGTAATCCAATGCTTGCGCCTGTCGTGGCTGACTTGCTTGCCAAGAATCTGGACATCCCGAACAGCGATGAACTTGAGAAGCGTCTGCGCAAGATCGGAATCAAGTCTGGCGTGATCGAACCGAGCGAAGAAGAAATGGCTGAAGGCGGTGATGAGGTCATGCAGGGAATGCAACAGCAGTTTGAAGAACAGATCGCCATGATGCAACAGCAGGCAGAGCAAGCCGTCATGGAACTGACCACCAAGATTAATGAGCAGAAGATGCAACTTGAGCAGGCTCAGACCATGTTGCTTCAAGAAAAGCTGAACAAAGAAAACGACAGGGCGCGTATCAACATCGAAGCTGACAAGGCGCAACTGGAAATCTACAAAGCGCAGACCGATCGTCAAAAGGTCGAGAATGACGCTATGCGAATCAAACTAGATGCTCAGTTCAAGCAGGCGCAACTGGTCGCTAACCAGAATATGCACGAAGAAGAATTGGCGGTAGAACTGGCAACAAGCGGTCAGGCTGAGACCAATATGGGTCAGCAGGACTTTATGATTAATCCAAATGATCTGGCGAGGTACGACTGATGTCTGAGTTTACCGCACCAAGTTCTTCGGCTTGCTGAAATGAAAGCCATAAAAGGATGGAAGACGATTGTCTTCAATGTGTCAGCTATCGCTGTCATTGAGTGGGCAGAAGTCGAGGCCGTGGTCAAAGGCTTTGCATGGCTCGATGAAAAGACTGCGGTGCAGTTGCTGTTGGTCACCAATGTGTTCCTGCGCCTGATCACCACCAGTGCCGTCTGGGATATGTGGAAGGATAAAGATGTCGCTAAAGACGCTACAGAGTAAGGTCGGTGTAAAGCCAGACGGTGTATTCGGCAAGCAGACTTTGAAGGCTTGCATGGATCATTACGGTCTGACTCCAGAGTCGGCATCTCACTTCTTTGCTCAGTGTGCGCATGAGACTGGCAACTTTATTATCTTTCGTGAGAATCTGAACTACTCTGCTGACGGTCTGCTTCGGATTTTCCCGAAATACTTTGACGCTGTGAAGGCGCGACAGTACGCACGCCAACCAGAGCGCATTGCTAATCGCGCATACGCTAATCGGATGGGCAATGGTGACGAAGCCAGTGGTGACGGATGGCGTTACCGTGGTCGTGGCGCGATTCAGTTGACTGGCAAGAATAACTACCGCGAGTTCGCTGACTGGGTAGGCAAGACGATCGATCCTGACGATGTCGCAGATCTGTATGCGTTTGAGTCGGCACAGTTTTTCTTTGACCGTAACAAGCTGTGGCGTTATTGCGATGAGGTCACTGACGCTAACATTGCCCTGCTGACCAGAGCGATTAACGGTGGCACGCATGGCATCGAAGACCGCAAGGCTAAGACTCACAAATACTACGGGTGGCTGAAAGAATGATCATGATCTGGCTGATGAAGGCATGGCAAGGACTGCTGAAGCTACTGGAACTTGCGCTCAAGCACTGGCGCATCACTCTGGCAGTCATTGCCTGTGTTGCTGTATACGCACACGCTGTATTAGCGCATAAGCGCGTCACTGCGCTCGAAGACCAGATAATCGGATACCAAGCCACCATTGACCAATATAAGCGCACTGAAGCCGTTCTACGGCAGGCAGTGGACAAAGAGACCGTGGTCGCCAAGCAAAAGGTGACTGAGACCGAAAAACAGAAGGTGATAATCGATGAGCGTATCAAATACATCTACAAGACTGATCCCGTATCGGCTGAGTGGTCTGCTGTGCCTGTGCCTGATGCCGTTGCTGACCAGTTGCGCAACTACTAAGCCAGTCACGGTCAAGTTCCCAGAACTACCGCCTGAGATTATTGGTGTGCGCGAATACTGCACACTTCCTGTTGGTCAAATTACTAACGCTGATCTTGCCGATGCATATGCGGATTGCGCTACCAAGCTGAAAAAAGCTAACATTCGACTGGATGCAATACAGTCAATCTTGAGAGAGCAAAACAATGCCGAATATCCCTAGCACTTTGCGCGGTCTTAAAGAAGGATTTCAAAATGCGCAACAGTCACAAAACCCGATGGAAACCATTAAAACTGGGTTTTTAGGCGAAAACGCAGAGTTTGATATTGGTGATCTTGCAACACCACTTAAGAACATTGGCAAAGGATTTGCAACCGCAGGCACAGGCGGTGCATTTTTAGGTGCGCTTCAAACGCTTGCAGACTACTTCAGGTCGCCACAGGGTATTCCAAAAACTGGCGAAACATCTGTATTTGATTTTGCCAACACATTCAGCGCACCAACCGACTCTGGCTTGCAGATGCCAATGATGGATCAGCA